GTATCAAAGCCGAACAAAAGAAGACCGAAGAAAATAATTCCGATACGGTACAGTACCGTGACGATTTAAAGAACAGAGTCCGCAACCTTGAAAAGTTGTTGGCTGAGTCATCTGATGAAAAGGATGACTTGCGAGATAAAGTGTTAAAATTAACAGAGGAAGTATCTGCCCTGCGGATTAAAGTTGAATTTCTTGAGAAGGAGAATGAAAGACTCAAGCTCAAATAACTTTAAGTGCGTCAGCCAACTGGCTGGTCACAAGCGTTGCCGTAAACAGTGCCGCCTTTGTAGGGAGCATTACGGTGGCGAAGCCAAAACAAAATAAGTGGTCTGATTTATTAGTTAATGTCGTTGGACACGAGCCACCCCCTGACTCGCTAGACCTACGCAATTCTTTTATCGAAAACTGTTTAGCGGATCAAGATGGATTTAAAGTCCAACAAGCTCAGATTCATCACACGATGCAGAAGGGTATCTATGACTGGGAGCAACAGGCGCTATCCAAGAACGCTCGTCTTAATGGGTTAATTAGAGCGCCCTACAACACAGGAAAGTCCCAACAAGTTCCCATTGGCTTGAGCGCGTACATGACCACTCGAAAGCACGAGCTAGAGACCCTGATAGTATCGGCAGATGGTGGTATCTCAACGAAGAGGATACTGTCCCTAAGAGCCTTATTCCAAAGTGATATGTACCGTTACTGGTGTTCTGAACACAACTTTAACCCTGTTGAGTTCGATAGAACAGACACAGGCTCTACGCAGCGCATCATTGTAAAAAGTCGTAACCGTACTGGTAATCCCACTTATGAGGCGTATGCCGTCCTCACGCAAACGACAGGTCAACGTGCTGGTGTACTCATTCTTGATGACGTGTGCAATGATGAGGACAGAATATCTACGGCTCGTAGGGAAACCGTTTGGAACAAAGTATCGAACACATGGATTAAGCGTGTTCATGATAAAGGTATTGTTTTGAGTGTGTGCACACCATATCATCCGAATGACGCTAATAGTCGGTTAATGAAATCTGGAATATTTAACGTATTGCAAATTTCGGTAAAAGAAGATAAAACAGGATATAAAGTAGAAGAATGGAACAACCTAAAGTGATTATGTATGCCCGATTTGGGATTGATGTCGATCAGGAGTACGTAGATTTAATTAAAAAGAATATGAGCACGTTCTTAGAAATGGTGAATGGAAAAGTAGTTGGTCAACATTGGGAAATACTAGCTTCGGGACAGGCTTCGACTAAGATTCATGACATTATAAAAAAGTGTAGCAAAAATGAATGGAACATACTAACTTACGACCTTAAAACTTTACACGAGTACCATTCTGGAGCATTATCCTTAGTAGAAGAGGGTGCAGAAGTTGGTGTGCCCATTTTTTTTATAGAGAGTAAGTCTGTTATGAAAACAATCTTTAATAAATTATGAGAGAACCAGATAAGGTCTGGGACATACCTCTATGGGAAACCAATCACAGTAAGCAACGGTTGCTCCAAGAAGAAGCGATGGATTTTCTGTCGTATAAATTGGGGTACGAAATGAGCGAGGAAACAGATGATCCCACGAGAAAGGCTTACAAACACTTTGATGGATACAATCACTACCCTGATGGGAATCTTACGGCTCTTGATTACGATAGTGGGCATCCTGTCTGGCTTTGTGCTGATTTCAACAGGTCTCCTCATTGTTGGGCTCTTCTCCAAGTTAAAAGAGCTCGTAATGGGCTTAAGCAGTATGTTATTTTCGATGAAATCTTCTCCAAAGAAGCTCTAACTACTGAACAAGCCCTAAAAGCAGTAGAATTACTGAATAAATGGGGTATTTCGAAGGTTTTATTGGCTGGAGACAACACCTCTAACCAAAAAAGTGGTAATTATGGTCGTGTAGGCAAAAATGACTGGGATTACGTGCGAGAAGTGCTTGAAGAGAACGATATTTTATATAAAAACGAGCTAGACATCCAAAATCCGAAGAGAAAGGTGCGAGTGGACAAGGTAAACAACGTAATTTACGCTGGAACCAATGGAGAAAGACGTTTATTGGTCAATACTCGCTGCGAGCACGTCATAAAGGACTATATGTACTCCATAGTTGATGATAAAGGGCTAAAAATAGACAATGGAGACAGGGGACACATGTCGGATGCGACAGATTATGCCATTTGGCGCAACGAAAGAGGATCCGCCTCCCCTATGTACGTGCTCCGCTAACTTCTTTTTATAGCTTTAGCACGATTACCCATTCCAACACGTCTCTTTTCACGTACTGCCTTCTTACCCTCACCACGCTTACGCAGTTCTTGCCACGTTACTGGGGTCTTAGAGCTAACCTTAACGGTGGGTCGACACTTCTTAACGCCTTTAAACTTATCAGAGCCACAAGCCTGACCGTCTTGGGTCTTCCACTTTTCTTTCATCCATCGGGCTACGCCTGTTGTACCAGACTTGGCTCCTTTATAGGTTCCACCCCTTTTCTTATATTCCTTTACTATCCACGCAGAAGCATACGCACTAGGGAATATCTTAAACTTACGTTTAGCCTCAGATTTAACTCGGCTGTATAGGGCTGGTTTTGCTGGAGTATTTGCCATAATTGCGTCAAACTTATGGCTGAATTACGCTAAAGTTCAATACCAATGTCTTTACCGTACAACGCTAACTTAGTGGATTGCAACTGTCTTTTTTTAGGTTTTTTATACTTTTTGACTAAATCTTTTGCCTTTATAGGTTCAAATACCCTAACTTTATTAGTGTTTACTGTCAAACACAGCACGACGTAGTCGGATAGCAATGGACTTTTAACTAGCGGATCATTCTTTTGGAACATCCATGACAAACCAAACTGTTCAGCCTGTTTAAGTAATTGGCTTTTAACGTGAAGGTTATGAGCGTTATTTACGATCATGTCCGCAGCGTAAGATTTGTTCTTGTTTTTATATACAGCCACGTCAGGTTGAGTACATTCTTGATCCATTTCTATGTACGTAAGCCAAACGGCATATTCAGCTAATTTACCATAATAGATGTCCTGTTTAATTTTACTAGGGTTGTCTTGACCTCGTCTTTTGTATTCCGCCTTATTAGTTCGATAACACTTTTCCGCAAAGTCAATAATCTTCAACTTGTACGTATTATCCATGGTTATTTCTTTGTACTTCATAGCTACTAAGTTTAGTATTGAATCTTTATGGAATATACGTATATTTTTGACACCATGAGTAGCAAAAAAGACCCAAAACTTACAAGGTACGGAGTAAGTGGCTATAACAAGCCTAAACGGACTCCGAGTCACCCTACTAAGTCTCATATTGTAGTAGCAAAAGTGGGCAACAAAGTAAAGGTCATACGCTTTGGTCAACAGGGTGTATCAGGTGCGGGCAAGAATCCTAAGACCGAAGCAGCAAAGGCTAGGCGTAAATCCTTCAAGGCTAGACACGCAAAGAACATAGCTAAAGGACGTATGTCAGCAGCGTATTGGGCGGATAAAGTAAAATGGTAATAACAGTATTATGCCTCTTCAGCGTGGTTCTTCACCGAATATTATTCAGCAAAACATTCGACAACTCATCAAAGAGGGTTATACGAGGCAGCAAGCCGTCGCTATAGCCCTACAATACTCAAGAAAGTAATGATAGACACCTCAAAGTTATATTCCGTATCCAAAGACGCTGTCGAAGACATCGTAATGAAAGAAACTCGTCACCCGTATTACAGCGTGGTTCTTGACCGTGCTAAGATGATGAACAGCTGGTTTCAGGCGGAGTATGATGAGTACACAGCCATTTCTAGCACCGTATTTTCTGATAAGTCCTATATCATTGACCAGAGTAGCATAGAATCGGATGAGGAGTACAGAGAGCGTTTATCCAGAATGAAGTTGTTTCCGCTAGAGCAAAAGTTCTTCTCAGCCCAGCAGCGTATCTATGACGAAAACAACGTCAACAGAATGTACCCTGAAAACAAAGATTTCTGGAAGTGGAAAGAGTCTAACTTTGATGACGCAGGATGTTCCATCACCGAGTTTTACCGAGACAAGGTTCTCTTCGTAAAAGAGGTTCTTGGATTCGGTGCGGTAGTAACTGACCTTATGATGGATGGTAACGGCAACCCTGTTACCGACACAAACGGCAACGTAGTTCCTTATAACTTTGTTGTGCGTCCCCACGAAATATGGAACTTTCAAGTGAGACAAGGCGCTCTCACGTTGCTTGTTACTCGTCAAATGTATTACGACCTAGACAACGTTAAGA